TATTCAAATCGGGTGCTGCTGGTTGTGTCTCTGGGGCAGCGGCTGCTGCTTCTGGTGCTTTAACTTCTTCGGTCATGTGTTTCTCCTTATATGTGGACATGCTAGCATAAAATAAGTCAGCTCTTTATGATCCTCGAATCCCACATAAGTGGCAGTCTTAAGTTTTCCATCTTGTGAAATACCAGGCTGTCTTTTTATGTAGAATCTTCCTACCAATTTGGATCTGATCCAAGTTTCAACATCTGACCCAAATAGGTCTACATCAGCCAGTTTTATTTTAGCAAAATGTGGAGCTACTGAATCAACCTGTCTATGATTTAAGATGTCAAGAGCGTTTAGTTTTAACATAGTGATATTTAATTCAAAGATAATTTATTGAGATGATTCTTGGCTTAGCCTTTTATTCAACGCCTTAGCAGCACCCATTTTTCTAACATCGCCAGCAAATAGATACAGTTCAAAGGCTGCTTTTTCTGATAAGACTTTAATATATCGTTTTTGTAAATGGAAGGGCGAATCTAGATATTGATCCATCCAAACTAAAACTTGCGGTCCTATTGTTAGATCTTTTGGAAGTTCTATTTTATAAGTTTTAATTTCTGATTTGGTTTCTACAAACTCTAGGCATTGATCGGTCATTCGTAATCCACCTACGTCTTTGCCTCGAGTACTTAACCACCAAACGGCACGAAATTTTTTGACGTATTCAGCATCATGCGGTTGTCCCGCAGCTTTGAGGAATACCGAAGTATAGGTATCCTTACGGTCCATATCTTACTCTATCTTTTCACCTTGACTGAGTTTATAAACTGCAAAGTCTTGAGTCTTGAAAAGTCGATTAAGTTTTTTTGCAAGGTTGTGTGCATGGCCAGGATTGCTAAATGAAACTTTTTTGTATTTAGGACCGGGATAGCTAGCCACTAGACTACCACTCTTTAGATTGAATGGCTCGCCTTTATAAAACACAGCCCAGATGGCATCGCTCTCAAGAATTTGTTCAATCTTAAAAGTGTCCTTATTAGCATGTTCTAATATAACTTTGGGTTTTGGTCTACTCATTAATACGTGTTTCCTAATTAACCACGTATATATTTATCAAGAACCGAACCCGCCTCCATCGAACTTAACGTCAATTTTAGTGGTCGATTCACGTATTTCCGCTAGCATAGCATGTATTTCTTGAACTGTACGACCTAACTTAGATGTTAATACCGCTAATTCAGCGGTTAAGTCTTTGGCTTCTTGTATTGATATTCTAATGTCTTTTTGTTGACTACGTTCAGCGGCAGCTACTCTGGCCAGCAATCTTTCAACACTAGGTAAATTTGTAGGTAAATTACTTTGAGACATTTGCCAGAACCTGCCGCATTTCTAGTTCAGTTTTAAAGGGACCTTGATAGGTATATCTTTGCAGGGTAATTAACTTAGGGCAAAATGATTTAACCCATCCTTTGTCAAATTTAATTACATAGTAACCTGCACAATACAAACTTTTTGAATCAATGCTTTTTGTAAACAAAGGTAATTTACGTTTGATATCAAACATTGCATTGTGCGGTTCAGTACTTGTTGAGTATCCATGAATTTCGTTTGGCAGTGCATTGTCTGCTTCTTTAATAATTTTTGCAACAAAGAAATCTTTACCAAATTGACGAGTTAGACTTTCTTTGGTGTCATAGATTTTAATTCCTAATTCGTTGCTAAGAACAAAACGATTGTCTTCGTTCTTTCTTAAAGTGGCAAATTTTGTACCATCTCGTTCAACAATCCAGAATTTATTTTCAATGATTGGTTTTGCGTGTAAATCTGTCATAGTATATATCTCGCATTCAGTGGCTCAGCATAGGCTTGTGCCTGATCGGCAATCTTTTTAAGATCATACAGATTGCAAAATTTCATTAATCTAATACCAACTTGGCTGACGTTTTTATTTGCCTGCGTTGCTGTTGTAATTGTGTCAACCATAATTTGTTTAATCTCGGCTGGTTGTGCAGCCAGATCAATCAATTGACGATTGCGTTCGTAGTCATCTAGCACACGATGTTCTTGACCGTTGTGGTCGGACCAGCGTTGAAGCATGAGATTGTTCCACGCATAGCCTTTTGAGTCTCTATCACCGTAGGCTTGACGGAGACCAACCTTATTCTTTGTGCCTTTTTCACGTACTCCCGGATATGCAGAGAATACATTGTCTGAGGTATCGCCTCGCATGCACTTTTCAAAAAGTAGCCATTGTGGATCCGGAGCCGCTTTGACTTCTTGAGTTTTTTTATCAATGATGGGCTTATTTTTTTTATCAAAGTAGCCTTCGTGCGTGATTGTGGTTTCTGTGACGCCATTATATTGTTTTACATTAGGTGAAATTAGTTGTACGAAATCTGTATCTGTTGAAATGATCACATGATTATCGCTAGGATGACTTTGTATCCAACCTGCAATTAAATCATCAGCTTCTAGGCGTGGATGTTGTAGTACTGTGCAGTTAGTTTTTTCTGTAACAAAATCTTTAAATGTGTCAAAGGCTTCCCAAAATACACGTTCTTCTTCTGCTTCTCGCTCTGTATGTGCCGCCCGAGCCGCAGTGCGTTGTGCCTTGTAGGGTTTGTAAAAATCTTTACGCCAGCTGCGCCCCTCTAAGAAGAATACCACATGTTTCCCATCAAAGTCTTGCCATGCTTTCTTAATACTGTTAAGTGTGATATGAAATGCCATGCCTAGTTTGATATCAGCGTCACCGTTGATAACGTGTCTTGCACGAAAAAAGGTGTTTGCAGTATCAACTAAAATATATGTCATAGATTCTTCTTTCGAACTTCATTAATATCAATAACGCCAGTGTTTACAGCGCCGCCAAAATCTCCGTCAACTACTACATTAGCACATAGTTCACGGAACCAACGATCTACAATCTCTTCGTCTTTATCGCCGTCGAAACCATATCCTTCTTGCTTTAATTTTAACACAAACTGCTCGTTCCAGTCAAGCTCAAAAAAGCCATTGCGGATATTATCTTTATTAACGTGAGTGTTAAGTACACCTACCCAAGGTTCCTTTAGTTTGGTAGCACGATCTTTTGGACTTAGTTTAGCAGTTTCTTCTGCTTCTACAGCACGTTCCGCAGCCTCGACTGCATCTTTGGCAATTTTTGTTGAGGCCTCGGCCAGTTGTACTGCTGCCGCAGTTTCGGCCTTGATCTTGTCAATGCCAAACAGTTTTTCTATAAACTTCTTCATTAGGTACCCCACTCATTTTTAAACAGCGGCACTTGTAAACGGTCACTATAACGTAGTCCGTTTTTCATTGCTAGCAATGCTACATTCTTATTGTTTAATGCGTAGACACTTTCCACGCCGCCTACCGGCATTAGATATACATGACCTGTAAAGCCTACTTTACGATATGCGGCAATCGCACACTCGGCATCAGCAAAGTCTTGTTCTGTAGCAATAACAAACTTCAAATATGCTGTACCAACTTCTTCGTACTCGCAAACGACTTCTGGAAGGATAGCTTCTTCCCACTTTTCGCCACTGCAAGGAAGTTTAGCACTTACTGAGAATGTAATTTCTCTAGAGGCAAATGGCGGATTCTGTGCCCATTGTTTTAGATACTGTTTAAACTCTGGAGTTAGTTTCTGAGTACCATTTGTTTCAAAAGTAATTTCTTTTAACTTGCCCATCTTTGGATGATTCAACAAATCAGGATAAGCACGTTGCCAACCTAGCAAAGGTTCGCCACCTGTGATAACCAGATGTTCATCACGCCATTCTTCAAACGGAATAATTTCCATAATTCGTTCTACGATTGCTTCGCTAGTAAGCATAGGCGACAACTCTTTAAAGTCAGGATGCCAACTAGCGTAGCTGTCACATCCAGTACTAACTAATGGTAAATCTTCATACTTTGTAAAAGGCGTAATCATTTTATGTGTAGCCGCAATGTCAGTAGCTTCGTGACTTACTTCCCCACGAGGCATACCGAAGCCGGCACATTTAAAGTTACACCCGAATGTGCGTAAGAATACA